CCAGTATTCATGTTCTAGCTTTAACAAGTCCTCGTGGTAGTGCCCATCAAATTTACTGTGGTCTAAACAGACTGCTACCGGGTTCTTGAAGCTATCCCAACTTCGTCGCAATGCAGATGCGATCCCGTATTGGTCGTGCATCTTCGTAAAGATGTCACCTACGGCCTGATTGTTGAATAAGATCTTGTCCTTACCGTCTTTCAACAGAAGATCGTAATTCAGCAAACAGGACTTCAACGCATACAAGTATTCGTAGGAGCGATGTTGTATAAGGCGCGGAGGTTTGTTTGAGTTTATCTTTCCGATTGGTATTTTCTCGTACTTGACAAACGTCTTCAAATTAGAGCTTATGTTGTCTATAAAAGCCCTTCCCTCTCTAATTCCCTTGTATGCGTTACGGTATCTTGGTAGTATTTTTGGTCTGGTATGTTTAAAGACCAAGGGTGGTGGCGCAGTTGTTATTCTACCATTAATTCTCAAAATTTCCGTGGAACATTGTCGTAGCTCTTGTCTCAGACAGCGTATCTCTGCGTTGCCTGGATTGTAACCAATAATTGGTCCCAACATGTGTCGCCCCTTTAGAGCCGCGTATTCATTACACTCACAATCGTTCCAATAGGCCTGTTCTTCAAAGCCTGGGAAGTTGGTTTCAAATATTTTGAGATATTTGCGCTGTTTATGCCTATCGCTGCATAGGTCCGTCCTAAGGCTATAGTAAGCGTTCTCCTCCCGTTTTTGAGGAACCACTCCAACACACTTACAAGCCGACACTACGCAGCAATCCTAGAATACGGTTTGCGTTGTTGGCAAGATCATATGACCCTCGGACATGCATCCGGTCGCCTTCAACTGCATGCGTTTTCTAAGATTTCTCACCTTACCCAAGTTACCAGACATGGTCTTATTAAGATGTGTGAAATTGTCAGCCAACTCCACCTTTTTCATCTCTTGTCTGAACTCGAGCTCCTCTTCAGTTACCAGAAAAGCCCCCATAACCGCGCCCGCTAAGATAAGATAGTCATCTTGCGACTCGCAGCTTCTCCCACTCTTTATCATCCACACTCTAGCATCAGCTACTAAGCTGTTGACCATTGATATATCCCTAGGCTTCATGAAATACTTACATCTAAGATAGTACAGCAA